ATATCTGTTTACTCAATTCTGCGTAAATTCTACTTTCTAAGTTAGCAAGAAACTTGTTAACGTTACTGTTTTCTTTTTCCCGCTCAGCTTCTCTAGCCGCGGACTTTTTATCCGCTTCTATATCCTGTTTGCGTTGAAATGTTAAGTTTTCTATTGTAAGTAAATGACTGCTATAGCCAATACCATTGAATGCTGGACTTTGGAAATTATACCTAAGTTCGTCAGCAGATGATATACTAATAAAAAACGTGCTAACCAAGCAACTCATAAATATTATTAGAAATTTCACTCAGTTTTCCCTCAATTATTAATTGTATTTAATAGATAACAACTCGGTTATATAGCATGTTTAATATAGACAACATTTATGACATAATTGGCGTAAAATTCCTACGGCCAAGGCACATAGCCGGGATTGTCCTTAAAGAATATGGTATATGCAATACAATCAATGACACCATACATATTGATACACAAGATCAATTTTTATATAACTTCCAAAATGTATATTTTTATGATCAGGAACCAGTTTATGACATAAAAACCCTATCAAGATTCGTAAATTCTGATGATAAGGATGTGGATCATCCAAAGTTTATGGCTAACAATATACTTGCTACAAGCGAAAAAAATAGTTCTAAAGTAGATGCAGTCTGTGTTCATAATAACCTTACAAAATGGTATTATTTTTATCATGCCTTCGCTAGTTTAGATTGGTTTAGGAGTATACAGTATATGCCTAAAACAGAAAATATTTGGGAAGGTGCTAGTTTCATAAATTTAAACAACTTATATACTGGTCCAAGAATTTACAGACTTTTGTTCCTATCAGAATTATATAAACAAGGGTTATTTGGAGAAGGAATAATATCTTATAATTGTGATGGCTATCAACAAGAGCTAGTTAATAACAATTTTATTAACCAAGAACAAAAAGGCCAAATATCTACCTGGTGCAAACAAGCTAATAACAAATTTAGATTACAAACATGCTCTTATGAAAATGACCACGGCAGTGCAGAATCGGAACTTCCACTGTGGACTAGTGGGTTTTGGCACGTAGTGAGTGAAACTTGTTTTTATGAAAAAACATTGCACCTAACCGAGAAAGTATTCAAACCTATTGTTGCTAGACAACCTTTCCTATTATTAAGCACGCCGGGAGCATTACAGTATCTTAAAGGTTATGGTTTCAAAACTTTTGATAATGTAATAGATGAAAGTTATGATAACATAACTGATCCTTATGAACGAATAAAGGCAGTAACTAAAATATTAAAACAGATATGCAATATGTCTGAATCAGAAAAGAAACAAATGTATTATAAAATCGAAGACGCTGTAGAATTTAACTTTAGGTATTTTTATGATAGTTTTGGAGACTATTGCTGGGACGAACTAATCACAAACTTTAATACAGCACTTACTGAATCTGATCAAAAATGTTTGGAATACAGTACAAATAATAAATGCGAATGGGTAGAACCTTGTTACTTCCAAAGATCGTTATTAGACTTGCCCAGTAAACATGGGTTAAAAATGAAGAAGCTATTTAAGCAGTAGGGTCGTATTCAGTATCACCCGCATCACCACTTCTATAATTCCAAAGATTTTGTGCTTGGCTTGATGGCGGATCAACATGGAATAAGGCTACTCTAGTAGATTCCATATTCTCAACACTATGTATTACATCTACACGTATTTTATGCCACCGTCCTTCTTCAAGTACATATTCAGCTACTGGTTCGATTTCACCATAGGAAATAGGAGCCGCTAATGGAAAGTCTTGTACAGTTTTGTTTTTGTCCTTGGGTTGATAATAAACTGTCTTAACATTAGGACCTCCACTTCTTGCTAGGTACATACAACTCCAAGTTCTTTTAGGGTCTATATGTGGAAATAAGTTTTTTCCGCTGTGCATTATTTGTACAAACCATTCCAAGTTTCCTAACATTTTCCCCAGCCATATATCTAATAACTGTGGTCGTAGTAGTAGTGCCTTAAAATGCGCAGGGTTAGAACTCCTGTGTTCATTAATTAGGTACTCAGAAAGGTCGAATTCCTTACCATTAAAATCCTGAAGGTTGTTATAAAGATTGTCTATTAACTTCTTAGGAGGGATAGGATAATGTGATATATCCTGAATATAATCATCTAACATCTGTTCTATACTGGTCGAGTGCGTTAGCGAGTTTGTCTATATCTATATTACTCCCAAAACTTATTGTTATTAAATTTGCTTCTAAGTCTGACTTATTAGTCATTGAATGTGGGATACTGGAGTTTTTTAATATACCTACTTCGTTTGTCCAACTAAACTTTATTGGGACTTGGCTACATTTAAGGAAATTTTCATCTTTGTGTTCGTGTCCTGGTTCAACAAAAACGTGTGTGCCATTGTTATTGAGTATTTCTTTACCATTCACATTGTGTACATTCAAACTTACTGTAGGGGATCCAAATAAACATACTATCACAGCCTCATTATCTTCATTTGCCTCAGGGTAACATATTAACCTACCGTCATGATGCGGTTGTATATGTACTAGTTCTACTGCTGTTGGCTCAAGACCTGCAATGTTTAAAATAGATAACAGATCCGAGTGTAACATTAATAAGATATTTTTTAGATTATGGACCTTAGAATTAGGGCCTAGTTGACCACCGTGTGTTGTATAATAACCCTGTTCTTTAACCTTCACAACCTCATAGTCAGGGTCAAGATAATTGTCTGTTGGAAATTTAAATCTTGGATAATACATTTTAACTATAACGGATACTTAGTACTAGGCATACATTCATCTGGGATACTTCTCGCTAGGCAGACCCTAGTAGTCTCTAAATTTTCTACACTATGTGGATCCTGTACTGATATTTTATACCAACAGTGTTTCTCAAACACCTGACTGTGTTTTAATTTTAAATCAGTATATGGTATAGTTTCAGTCGCGGCATACGATTTGCCATCCAACATTTCATAGAACCTGGTTTCAACATTTTTACCTCCTGTTTCTATGATATACATAATTGCATATTCTCTGCCTTCGTCTGTATGCGGCACAAGATATGTTCCGTTTTCTACTATCTGTAAAGCCCAACGGTATTTGTCCTCACCACGATCTTTAAACCAAGTAGTATTAAGTTTAGACAAATCAATATTGTACATAATGAACGATGCGCTGTCTTTCAAATTAGGTTTTACTTGAAAATCATAGTTACCTACGTGAGGATTTTTTTCTAATATTTCTTTTATGACCTCATCAGGGACAATAGGTTGATCTAATTGCTCAACGTACATTACTATTCAGATATTCTGGCTTCCGCTAAAATATGTTTGTAATATGAGTCCAGTTCTCCCTTAAACTTACCCATCAAATGTTCAACAGCCTGCTCGCAAAAGTTGTAGTCCTTTTTAATATGGTTTTCTACTAATTGTTTATGTAAGTCTACCCATTGGTCCAAAGAGCTTATTTCTTGCAATGGTACTTTTTCCATATCTATTATAACCTGTGGTTGCACAGTAACTGTTTTATTGTCCTCAGTTTGAGTAATAGGAGGTAAAGGCAGAACTGTGTATTTTTGTGCAAGTTCTGCCGCTACCTCTTTGTCGAAAATTACATTCATTCAGTTGGTCCCATTTGTACGTCTTCTACTTTTGCACCATCGCACGATATTGCTTTCATAGCATAAGCAATAGTGCCCTTTTGTCTAGCGAAACTTATTGCCTGTCCATTTTGATATACAGTTTGTGTCTTAATTACCCAGTCTTTATCTAAGTAAAAGTCACGCATTGGTTTAGTTAGTCCGCTAGAGCAATCTATTGTTGCTTCGCTTACTACTCTAACTATACCTGTTGCGGCACCTGGTACTACTTTAGGGCCGTCTGTAAATTCAAACATAACCCAAACATGCCTAAATATTGCGGCATATTCGATCTTGTCTACATTCACATACAACTTTCTATTTTCTACAAAACCTATTTGTTTCCAACCAGTGGGATCGTTTTCCATTTTACCGTAGCGACTTATATCGCTAGGTTCTATATCTACCTGATCTCCATACATTTCTGTACCGTCTTCTAATATCAGTGGATTTTCTTTTGTATATTCTTGAGCACTTAGAACTGTTGTGAAAAGTATACCGAAAAAGATAAAAGCACCTAAAAAGAACAAGGTAAGGAATATACCTGTTGTTGCTTTTTGTACTTTGTTCATCGTTGTGTCCTATATAATAGTATATTTAACGATTTAGGCCTAATTGTCTAAAAACCTTTTGTACTGCTTTGGCCTGATAATAACAATCTGTCAGTGCATTGTGCGCACCCTCAAAGTTCTTGGGTCTAGGATCCTCGTTAACTAACTTAAACAACGTCCTCGAATCTCTGATTTGCCAGAACTGCCAGGGCACAGGGCGTTGTAACTGTCGCAACATATTCTCCAGTAGAGCAATGTCAAACACAGGTCCCTGAGCCCATATACTATCTACTCCTACCATAAACCTTGACAGGCTATCAAATACTATGTCCAGCGACTGTCTACCAGTGGTTCCCAAGGCTTCTTCTCTGACTTCTAATGCCTGTTTACCCCACCAGGCAATAGTCTCGTCATCAACACGCCTGCCCATTTTAAGTTGTGAATCGACGTCAAGCCTATGATAGATGCTACCGCCTTCAGCATTAGACTTAGGGTCAAACTTAAATGCACCTATTGTAAGTATGACAGAGTCAGGCGGTGTCGCCAGAGTCTCTATGTCGATCATTACATCCATATATTATTCTGCTTCTAGTTTAACTTGTAGTGGAAAATTATGTTGCCGTGCTAATAATGTTACTTCAACACCTTTTTGTTCTGCTATCTCGTAGGGATAAGTTGCTACAACTGCACTTCCATCTTCGTGAATGGTATGTGTTTTTTCTGCGGCTTTATTGTGATCGTATTTAAAGACAGCTATTAAAGTGGAAATTACGAACTCTACTGTTGTTACCTCATCGTTGATGTATATTACATTAAACATAGAAGGCTCTTTAACCTCTTCATTTACTACTGGTTTAGTAACTGTAACTTCTTTAGTATCTGCCATTTATTTCTTTCTATAGTTGGGGGACACAAGGTCCCCCTTGTTTGTGTTTACTTGAATGTGATAGCAAGTTTCTGTGGTTTCATTTCCTCTGGTACTTCACGCTCAAGTGAAATACGCATTACACCTTGCTCTACATCAACACTTTTAACTTCAACATGTTCTGCTAAGTTAAATGTTCTTGTAAAGTTTCGGCTGGAAAGACCACGATAAACATACTCTTGATCCACTTTATCTTCTTTGTTACCTTCAATAGTGAGTTTTCCTTCATGTACTGTTACATTGAGGTCGTTCTCTCCGAATCCAGCCACAGCAACTTCGATAGTGTACGCTTCGTCACTATGTTTTACTACGTTGTATGGTGGGTAACCTTGATTGCCGACTTCCATTGAGCGTGTAAGCTCGTTAAACAGTCTGTCAAAGCCTATTCCGAATCTGGAAATTGTTGGTAAATCGTATGTGGTGAGTTTATAGTTTGTCATGTCTTTATCTCCTTTTAAGCAAGTTTATGACTGTAAGACCCGTTAGGCATCTTACACTATTATTTATACAGGAACTCTGTACGAAAGTCAAAACAATTTTGTAGGTAGACGCTCAGAAGCCAACTTTTTCTGCCACCGTTTTCTGGCTTGATTAGCCTTTTGTTTACGCCTTGTAGTTGGCTTGATGTACTCGGATTTTTCCTGTAATTTCAGCAGTTTTCCACCTTCTTGCATCTTCTTTTTGAGTTTACGAAGTGCTTTGTCAACGTTACCATCTTTGACAAACACTACCGTACCCTTAGGTGCTTCGGCACCGCTCATGTCTAATATTCTATTTCTGTATGGATTCATATTTAATAATTGGTTTTTTATCTTCTGTTACTACTTTATCTGTAATTGTGATACTCTTTACACCCTTTTGTTTAAGATCAGATATCTCGAACATATAAGGTTGCAAAATTTTCTCTATAACAGCCTTGAGTCCTCTTGCACCCACTTTCAACTTCATCGCTTCTTTTGCTAATGCTGATAATGATTTTGAATCAAACATTAGTTTGATGTTATCAACATTGAAATAAAACTGCATCTGTTTCAGCAAATTGTTTTTAGGCTCTTTCATTATAGCAATATAATCGTCTAATGTCAAGTCATTTGTATGCACTATGACAGGGAATCTACCAGTAAATTCTGGTATCATACCAAATTTGACGAAATCTTCGTGTACAATCTTACTTCTGTCTACATTTCCGTCTCGTAACTTGCTACCAAAACCTATAGAGTTTGCGTTCATTCGTTTTTCAACTATTTTGTTTAGGTCTACAAATGCGCCGCCTGCAATAAACAAAATATTCCTAGTATCTATTTCAACACTGTCGCTTACGACCATTTTTTTACTGGCTTTCACTGCAACTTTACATTTTGTACCTTCAACCAATTTAAGCAATGCCTGTTGAACGCCTTCTCCTGATACGTCCTTACTCGTTGTACTTGATTCACCTTTACGTGCTATTTTATCTATCTCGTCAATAAACACTATACCTTGTTCACATTTATCAACATCAAAATCTGCTTCTGCTAATAAACGTTCTATTACATTTTCTACATCTTCGCCTACATAACCCGCTTCGGTTAAACTAGTAGCATCTGTAATTACAAATGGTACATTTAAGTAATCTGCGATTGTACGTGCTAACAGCGTTTTACCTGAACCTGTTGGGCCAAATAACAGTAAGTTACTTTTATCTAATTTAATATCGGTTCTATTGAACACTCGTTTATAATGGTTGACTACAGCAACAGATATTGCAACCTTAGCCTCGTCCTGGCCAATTATATGTTCGTCTAGATAACTCTTTATAGCCTGAGCATCTAGAGCTTCACGTATTTTTTCTTTTGTTCTGTTTTTACTGGTCTTTTCCTTAGCCAATATATTTGTACATAGTTCGGTACACTCATTACAGATGCCAACATCGTTACTGACTATCAGAGTCTCTACTTCACTTTTGCCCTTACCACAAAAGTTACATACTATCTCTGGTTTATCTTTAGTGTTCATTTACATCTTTCTAGTATAAAATCTAATACTGTTTTGTCGTTAGTTACTCTAAGCGACTTTTTATTTTGTAGGATTTCTAACTTGAGGTCTACATGTTCTGATAATTGTGTATTATTTACTATAATATAATCTACGATCTCAACTACTTTACTTAACCATTTAATGTCATTACTGTAACTGCCGTAGATATAAAAATCTATGTTCATATCGAAATTGGAAAAAGTATCTTTAACTTCTATAAGCTCATCCATACTAATATCCAACAGTAAGAACTTAGTGCTTGTTCTATCTATATGGTCAGGTGCCGATATTATGTTGATCTCACTTACCAAGGACTGTCTCTTTCTTTAAGAACCGTTTTAATTCTTCCTGCTCGGTTATAGTTAATTCTTCTAGTGTATAGTCGCCTCTATTGATACGCTCTATAAGGTGTTTTAAGTAGTCTTCATCGTAAGTATATGTGTCTGTCTTATCTTTGTCAACTTCAAACCATTTATTACCGTCATATTTGAATAACTTAGTTGGTTTTGAGTCTACTCGTAAGAACATATCACCCTTGTTTGGATTGTCAGGAAATTTTATACCGAATCCTGTTTTACTTGGATTTTTGGATGCGTTGTCAGCCTGTAACCCTAGTTCATCTTCACGCATTAGTCTGAAGTATTCAGGTTTGCTTACTTCCTTCTCCACAACCTTTTCTACTTCGACTGCCACTTCTACTATCTTCTCGACTTCCACAGGTACTTCCACAATCTTCTCTACTACAACTTCCTTGGGCTTCTTTTCAAGTTCATCTAAAGCCTTATCTAGTCGCTGTAGAGCGATTTGGTATTTGATCCAGAGACTGTCTATAGTCTCTTGATGCTTACTAGCCATCAGTTCCTATACGTGAGTTAATTTTTGCTTCTAATTCTGCAATATCACTGGGCATAGTAAAGTCAATGTCAAGATCGCTCTTGAGTGCGTCATTTTCGTCTAACGCATCACTCAAACGCTCTAAACTTGTACGATATTTGCCCCAAATTGCATTTATTTCGTCTTGTGGTTTAGCCATGTTTATGCTCCTTTATCTTTTGTTCCACTATTTGTTCTAGCTCTGCTACTTCAGCAGGCATAGATGTGTCTACGTCAGCTTCAACGTATACCTCTTTAATTTGTACTTCGGGATTAGACTCTAAAGTCAGAACTTTTTTTTTAGGTCTTCGACCTGGGCTTCTAATGCTTTCTTTTCTTGCACTAGTTGGTCGTATCTAGCATTAAGTTGTGCTAGTTCTTGTTCTAACTCATCGACGTTATCAGCCTTTTCCTTTTTAGCTGACTCAAAGTCATTTAGTGCATACTCTAAGTCTTTAACAAGGCTGTTAATTGTATTATTTTTATCGGCTAGTTCTTGTTCTAACTCTTTTAACCTGGTATCGTCCACTGGCACTGGTTTCATTACAGGTTGCGGAGGATAATACTCGTTCATTAGTTCGTCGTCCGCCCACATTAGTTCGTCGTCTTTAACTGTATATTCCTTATGGGCGTAAGTAGGATTCTTCTCTTCTCTTACCCATTCAAAACTCTTAGTAGCGGCTAGAATAAGTGTAAGTGCTAGTGGATCAAACACAACAACTAGCAATATAATAACCCAACGTACTGCACGTTCTAGCATATTAACATCAGGATTGTCACCGTATATTAAAGCGGCTACATACTTGATTGGGCCTACTTCTGCTTCTAGTTTACGATATTCTTTTTCATATACTGCTGATTCTTCATTAATCTTGTCTATTTCTAATTGTTCTGCGTCAATAAAACCTTCTAATTCATCTACACGTTTATCTACATTGCCAGTTTTGACTTCAGTTTGTGAACGTAGACTTTTGATACGATTGTTGATGCCGTCTAATTGTGGTTTATATTTTGCATCTATTTCTTTGAGACGCTGATTTAGTCTATCGTTAATTGCTTTAATTTCACGTTGTGCGGCACTAGCAACTGATAATTCGTTGTTCTTTGCGGTTTTTACTGCTTCTAGTTCAATCTTGTTAATTTCCGCAATAGCCTCGTCCATTTTAGCCTTACTGAAAGAATTCTTAAAACGGTCCTGTACAACCTGTATGTCTTGCTCTTTACGCTTCTGTGCGGCTTCGATATCTGAGGCTTTGCGTTGAGCGGCTTGCTCTAATCTCTTATTCTGTAGGTCTATTTGTTTGTCAGCATCAGCACGAGCGTTGGCTTTTTCCTTATCGATCTGAGCGTATATGGTGTTGAGAGCATCACCATCTTTTTCCACCAAATTATCAGTTCTTATGTCTATACCTTTAGTGAGACGTAAAATTTCTGTATTCCAACGTGCAATTTTGGCTTCACTTCTCATTACCTTTTCTTGCAGTTGGCTGATCTCTGCCTGTTGTTCATCGCTCAAACTTGTTTGTTCAATGTGTGCTTTACTTAGAAAACCAAAAATACCCATGCTGGTAATAAACATAAGAATAGCAACTGCGGGTACTAGATAGTACTTGAACGCTTTTGGAGCTCGTTGCCAGTTTTGATGCAACCAAACTGTGGTAGCAATCTTACCTATTTCTAATGCGCCGCCCATTACAATAATAGGTATTGCCGCCGCGGCAAAGATAGCCATAAGACCAACAATACTATAGAATGCGGCTATAGCACTTATTCCTAGAGCAACGATTAAAATAAAACTTGCAAAAATCATAGTATTGTATTTAATGCAATTCTCGATTACGTGGTAGATACATATACAACCTTCGTTGCTCTTCTGTTATATTATCTGCATACCAAAACTTTTTATGTGTATCAAATACATCAGTTGCTATGGCTTCCAGCATCTCTTTGAGACCTGGTAGCTCAACCTCGTGTAGGATCTCTTCATCGTCGTCCCAGTCTTGTTCTAGTTCTTTGTCTGCCATTATTCTTCCTTTAACTGCTCTACCATATCAAACATACAAGCAAGACAGGTAGGGCAAAACGCTACAGGTAGCATACCAAAATTACCCACAGTACCACCTTCTGCATATTCATCAAATTCACAACTACATACTGAACAATTATATACGTTTTCCATTTATTGGTCTTTCTTTTTATGTTTGGTCTTTCTTGTGTACTTGCTACGATCTCGCTCAACTTTAGCCGTGTATAGACCCTGAGGATCCCTCAGTTCCTTTACTAACGGGTTGCGTTTTTTGAGTGTCGTCATTATCTGATCCATAAATATATAGTATATAGTCTTTTAGGAAAAGTGTCAATGCTTAGTACCATGGTCGCTGGCGGATTGGTCCAACATAAAATTAAATCGAATGAGCATGGCTACCGTTTTTGTCGCTTGGTTGAGGGCGAGTCAAAAGCATATAAATGCTTCAGTTGGTATGCAGAAAATGCCAAAGGACGTTGGGCTTGGCAACATACTCCTTGGCGCTCACAAAATGAATACCTTATATTCCTAGACGACGACAATGACATACTCTACTTCGAATTAAAATATTAACCTTCCCAACGATAAAAAATGTGGTCTTCTATCTCCACAGTCTTCTTTTTGGTCTTAGCCCAGGAGGGTTTAACATAATCTGCATGATAAAATAGTGCACCATCTGTTATATCTATTATTTTTTTGGTAATTAATGTCTTTTTAACTAAGGTTACTATTTGTTCATAGGCTTTGGCATTGTTTATTTGATCAGATAATCCATCACAGTACCAACTAAATTGACATTTGTGTTTAATTGGTATCAATTTTTCTGGATCTTTCCAGCTGGGCTTGTGTGATCCTTGGTAAACTACTTCACATATAGTATCTGGAAAACGATCATCTTTTACACGATTCAGTGTTACGAACATAACCGCTAATTGACCTGCTATTGGCTGGTTACGAGCTTCGAAATAAATGTTATCGTATAAGCATGCTAGTTGGTCACTAGATAAATTAGATAATGACACAGGACTAGCCATCGCTGTAGATACTAATGGCATACTGGATTTTTGCTTATAATCCAATAGCATGCTGTATAACATAACTACCATAGCACTTATTAAACTTAAAAGTATAGCGTAAACCCTCATTTGCGCCTCCTTAGTACGATTTAATGAGTTATTATATAGTAACTCGGTGAATATGTCAACTACGTTAAAGCCTTAGGAATCAAGCCTTTAGCGTTAAGATTGGCCTGATTTTGCCCCGCAAATAAACTGGCTTTTATAGCTTCCCCCGTAATATTGGATTCAATAAGATCTAACATTATATCTCGTAAACCCAAATTATCTACATCTTTACCAAAAGATTCTATCTGGTTACCAAACCCCATAATGACTGATTTATTACTTGAAAACAATGCAGTATCAATACCTGCTTTATCACATAGCGCATCAGAATCAAAGGCCTGTTTGGCTATGGCATCCCAATCAGTGTATGCTGTTTCGCATGCTTGTCTTAATCCTAAGTCACCTATTGACAAGAATGATCTTAGGTTTGAATAGTATGTATCTAGTGCTGTTTCGATTGCGGCTATTGCTAAAGACTTAGACGCATATGATCCTGCACCTACTCCTGATACAACATAAGGTGCTCCCCCACCATCTGTTGCCACTGCACTAATATTTTCGTAACCTTGTATTATGTTTAGACCATCTGAGCTTGCACTTATTGTTGCTAATGCGTTGCTTATTCTAGTTAATCGATCCTGTAACAAATAGCCAGAGACTGGCCCAATAATATCTCTCACAGTTGGTTGTCCATATACACCATCACCTGTTCCTGTTTGTAATAGTATATCGTCACCAAGGTTCTCGTCAACTGGTGTTGCCAGTGTATCTAAATTCGCTGATTCGCCTGGTGTAGTTAAGGTTTTTACAAACTTTCCTAGTTCGATACTACTACGTATTTTTAACTGAGAAAATTTTTGCAATCCGTCGGCCACTTCTGTATATGTATTGAAACTAACGAGATCCCTTGAAAGTGATAAGGTTTTATTTACATCTAATATGTCCGCTAGGTTTTCTAAACGCTCGTTCTTTTTGTACTCAAAAGCCTGATAGAATTCTTCTGCTAAAGGTATGGAAGTCAATAATTCATATACAAGATTTTCGTAATCTTCGTCATACCAATCTATAGGATCACTTAAATTTAATTCGTTTACAAAGTCTGCAATAACCTGACTCATATTTAAATCTTTGCTCTCTATGGTTTTTGCTATACCTCTTGCTGTACCTAATAGATCTAAGTCCTTAAAATTAAATATCGTGCCTTGATTAATAAAGTCAGTACCTAGTTTTTCCAGACCTTCTGCAGAGTTTACTTTTAGTAATCCAGTGATACCACCTGATGCTATGTCACTTTGTTTGGTTACGTTTGCTCCAAAGTCCTCAAGATTAGAAGCGCCTTTCTTTGACACATCTGCCATTATTCCATACACTTGGCTTGCATATCCAAATGCCATCATATAGAACTGAGCAAATCCTGCTATATCTCCACCTGCAAATAATGCTCTAGCATAATTATAGTAAGATGTTCTTAGACTTTTCTTAGTAGTTAGTACTGATATGTATGCTAATGGTACTACTCCAGATGCCACAGGAAATATATCGCTACCCAAGTCTGTAATATCAACACCTATTCCGTCAGCGTCAGTGATTGCTTGTTGGGCTTTTGTTATTAAGGTTGTGTTATATACATCCGCAAAAAGACTGTTTACAAATGTATTATCTAATCCTTGATTTGCGAGTAAGCCTTTTATGGCAGTTAAAGAACTAGGCTGTGCCACGTTATCCCCCAGTAATTACTGAGCTTGCACCTGTTGCGTTTGCGGCTCCACAATTATTAGAATCGCCTATACGAGTTACTGGGATCCCGCCAGCATTAACTGACCCACTACCACCAGTAACTACAGGTCCGCAATGAGCTCCACCTAAGGGCGGACATAATCCGTCTGGTGTCAGAGTAGAACCTATAACAGCACATGCCTGTCCTTCTACAATAACTGACTCAATAACAGCACCTACTATAGTACCACCGTGAGTGTTAACGTCGGTTCGTCTGGATGTTGCTGGCATTCTAGGCTCCTTTGGCTATTTGTATACCTGATGTGCCTTGTAAATAACTATCAGCGGCGTCCTTGGCAGTTATACCGTGAAACACTATATGCTGATTTTTAAGCACTACTGTATTTATTTGTGCAGTCATGCCCATTGGGACCAAAGCCATACCTTGTTGACTAGGCATAAGTGCTAGGGGTTTTTCTACTAGAAAGCCTTCTTCCTGACATTCCTGTACTCTTGCAATACATTCCTGTCCTGTTACTAGCATAAAAGTTACAATGTCGCCCTTATCATAGACAGGTTTATTGATTAGCATTTAATTCCTCTATTTTTTGTTTGATTAAATCTACCGGCACTTTGGCCAATCCTTGATAGCCACCCTCTACTAAAAGTTGTCCTTTAACATATAATTGTGGTACTGTTCTATGTCCTTGCCCCAAAACAAACTGTTTGGCTTCTTCATCATTACCAATATTGATTTCTTCAAATGGTATATTATTGTTCTCTAATAGTGCTTTTGCCTGTGAACAAAACGGGCAAAAGTCTTTAGTGTATATTGTTATCATAAAAACTTTTTAACCTTGTTGAATATCTCATCGAAGTTTACAACAATTTCTTCATCGTTATCGAATATGATACTGTCTTCTAAGTTTGGACAAGCATCGCATATACAGTTGTATTCTTCTGCTGAGCAATTACCTATATCATTAATATTTGTATAGGTGTAGCGTTTTTGTTCCATCATAGCTATCTCTCGACGAGACATAATCCAGTTGCCTAATAATTCGTACTCGCTGAACCATTTGATGTTTGGAGTAGGAACACTATGTGGATCTTCAGGAACATTATTAATTATCGCATCGAAGGGGTCACAGTTATTTCTTTTAATGAGCTCGTGTTTTAAACTTAACCAATCCTCTTTATATACTGGCATAAACTCAGTTACAAAACAATGAGGTGTTTGTCTCTTCATACCCAATGCGTTCTCAAGTGTTTGATAATATGCTGGACTGTGTGATTCGTTAGGCAGGATAAAATATTTTAATTTGTCCCCTTCCCACAGGTTGTAGGGATTTATACAAAAAGAGTCAGGGTCTTGTATAAGAATAACGTCAGCATCTATATAATCCAAACTAGCAAGTTTTAAAGCCTGTTGATATAACCAACTGTTTCTGTAATCGTTAGGTATCCACCAATTTTTTATTGTAGGATATAGGCTATCCATCTCACCATCGTATACGTACTTGAATTCGCTGGTGTCGAGATACTTTGAGAAAACTCTATCTAAGAAATGATTTTCTTCAGTAATCTCACAATTAGTGAATATGTACGTTTCGTCTATACCTTGGATATAGTGGTCAAACTGTAAACTTAGGCAGGTGTGAGGTATTCTATAGCCGGCAACAAAAACAGCTCTTGCCACCTTCATAAAGTCATGCCTTTAAAAGTCTCCTCGTTAACATCCTGCTTGGTACCACCAATAACGTAACTACTAAGTTCCACTTCTTGTGGTGCTACTTGTACCTCTGCACCAGCAATCCATTTTTGTGTCCAGGGTAATGGGTTGCTTTGTCCTACTTTGTAGTGACTGTCAACGCCTATTGCAGTCATACGTTTGTTGGCTAACCATTCAACATACTCACTGAGTAGTTGTTTATTGAGACCAATCATGCTTCCATCTTTGAATAGGTATTCTGCCCAGGCTTTTTCCTGATCCACGGCCTGTACAAAAATATCTTTAACTTCTTGCTCACATTCTTGTTTAATCTTTGCGAAATCTTTGTCGTCTGTTGGTAGTATCTTTAACAATGCCTGTGTACTTGCAAGGTGTACATTCTCATCACGAGCAATAAACTTAATAATTTTAGCATTGCCTTCCATCTTCTTAAGTTCAGCAAATGCCCAACTACACGCAAACGAAACATAGAAGCGTATGCCTTCTAGTGCGTTAACACTATTAAGTGCCAGCCAGATACGCTTCTTAAGCTCATATGCACTTACTTCAAAACGCTTGCCGTTCGCTGTGTGGCTTCCTTCACCAAACAAGTTATATGCTTGTGTGTACTGAATAAGTTCGTCGTAGTGTCCTGTAATAGACTCTGCACAATTTACAATCTCTTTGATGTCTGTTAGTTCATCAAATACTTTTGCAGGGTCGCTGTATACGTTACGAATAATATGTGTATAACTGCGACTGTGTATTGTTTCGTTAAATGCCCAAGTCTCAATCCAAGTTTCTAATTCTGGGATTGTGGCTAGTGGCAAAAATGCTAGGTTAGGTGAGCGTCCTTGAACACTGTCTAATAGAATTTGTCTCTTTAAGTTACTGGTAAAGATGTGTTGCTCGTGTGCTGTAAGATCCTTAAAGTCCTTGGCATCACGCATAACATCGACTTCTTCTGGTCTCCAAAAAAAGCCTAGTTGTTTGTCTGTTAATTTTTCAAACTGTCTATACTTTACTGTATCGTAACGCTGTACACTACTGCCGCCCTTTGGATCAAGGAAGGCTAACGCCTTAAGGTGGTTACCCTTTTGTTGTATGTTAAAGACACTCATTTTATTATCCTATATTACGCAACTCTCACAGGCTTCGTCGTCAACTTCACCTGGCTGTAGTTCTTCAAGTTTGTTTACGTCTATTTCTCCCTGCCCATCATAGGTATTGAAATAGTATAACTGCTTTCCGCCGTACTTATAAAACATCATGAGATGTCTTAGCATCTCGCTCATAGGTATTTTTTCATCTTCATACCACTGTGGATTGTAACTGGTATTAACGCTAATACCTTGGTCGATATACTTCTGAAGAACTGCCATGATCTTTAGGTATCCCGTAGGATCCTTTTGGTCCCATAGCAATTCATATTTATTTTTCAGTCTGCGGTACTCAGGTACTACTTGCTTGAGTACACCATCTTTACTTTGTTTAACACTCACGTAACTACGTGGTGGCTCTACACCGTTAGTAGCATTACTAATTTGCGCAGATGTTTCTGCAGGCATGAGTGCCATAAGTGTAGCATTCCTAATGCCGTGTTGTTTAATTTCTGTACGTAGATAGTTCCAGTCAAACTGTCTCTGCTGTGGTGCTACTAGTTCGTCTACATCTTTCTTATAAGTGTCAATAGGCAATATACCGTCTGCATACTTTAAGTTTTGGAATCCTTCACATGGGCCTTGCTCTTTAGCAAGTTCTAAACTGGCACTAATCAAATAGTAACTCCAGGCTTCTGCGTACTGGTCTACCAGTTCTAATGCGGAAGGATCATTATATGTTTTGTCGTTCTTTGCTAACCAGTAAGCCAAGTTAATAATACCTACGCCTAATGGTCTGTACTCACGTGTGGCTTCTTGTGCCGCCTTAACAGGGTAGCCCTGATAACTTAGTAGTGCATCTAATCCACGTACCGCTAGTTTACAAGGTTTCTCAAAATCTTCCGGGTTTTTAATCGCACCCCAGTTAATAGCACTCAGTGTACACAATGCTATCCTACCTTCTGGATCCTCAAAACTTTTAAGTGGCTTGGTAGGTAAGTCGATCTCGCAACATAAGTTACTTTGCTTAATAGGTGCTACTTCTTGCTTGAACGGTGAGTGTGTATTTGCGTGGTCAACGTTCATTAAGTAGACACGCCCTGTATCTTTACGCTCCTGCATAAAGGCAGTAAACAAATCAATTGCTTTGACTTTCTTTTTACGAATGCTTGTCTTACGCTCTGCTTGCTCGTAAAGCTCTTTAAACTTGTCGGCGTTAGCATAGAACGCATCGTACATTTCCGGTACATCATTGGGCGAAAATAGAGTAATATCTCCCCCTTGGATAAGTCTTTCGTACATTAATTTGTTAAATTGGACGCCATAATCCATGTGGCGTACTCTATTATCCTCTGTGCCTTTATTGTTCTTTAAAACTAATAAATCTTCTACTTCCAAGTGCCAGATAGGATAGTATAGTGTTGCCGCTCCGCCACGCACACCACCTTGGCTACATGACTTAACAGCACTCTGGAATAATTTGTAAAACGGAATAACGCCTGTGTGATAAGCATCACCGTTACGCACTGGCGAATTAATAGCACGAATACGTCCTGCACCAATACCAATGCCTGCTTTTTGTGATACGTATTTTACAATAGCACTTGCTGTTGCGTTAATGCTGTCTAAACTGTCATCAGTTTCTACAAGTACACAACTACTAAATTGTTTTTGTGGTGTACGCACACCTGCCATAACAGGAGTGGGCAGACTAATTAAGTGGTTACTAATAGCATCATAGTAATCATGCACCCACTGTAGTCTTGAGTCTTTAGGATAGTTTTGGAACAGAGTCGCCGCAATTAACATATAACACACTTGCGGTGTTTCGTATAATTCTTTTGTTACACGATTTTGTACAAGGTATTTGCCTCTGAATTGCTCCATAGCAACATAGGTAAAGTTTTCATCACGTTCGTGTTTTACATAACTGTTTAGCTTGTCCCACTCTTCTTCTGTATAACTTGTTAACAATTCACTGTCGTAGTAACCTCTTTCCACATTGGCTTTTACAATCCTGTGAAGATGCCAAGGCTCGTATTCGTTGTAAACCTGTTTTCTAATATGATAGTTAATTAGTCTACCAGCAACATACTGATAGTTTGGTGTCTCTTCTGAAATTAAATCTGCCGCACTTTTAATAAGTGTTTCTTGAATGTCTGATGTTTTAATACCGTCGTAAAATTGTAAACTGGATTTAATTTCTACTTCGCTTGCACTCACGCCTGTGATATTTTCAGTAGCCCAGATGACTACCTTATGCATTTTTTCTAAGTTGATAGGCTCCTTGTGCCCCTCACGTTTGGTTACTTGTATATTCATTGATGCCTCTAAATGTATTGTTCTAGTTCTAGATCCTGATGGGAATAACGGCACATGATCCTCAGATCAGGACTAACATTGTTTTTATTTACTATCTCCATCCAGTCGTAATTAAGTACATATTTTCCATCATCTACACTGACTATATAGCGATACTCGCCGTTCTCAAGTCCTATCACTACTTCGTATGTGTGTTCATTATGTCCACTAAGATATAAAGTATACATGATGCCAAGACATTTTGCAAGTTCGTCATAGCCAGAGTCTTCCAATAGTTCCCAGGGATCTGGAAACGTTGAACTATCTGTATAGTCCATCCACTGGTTAATTATTGGTGCATAGGACCATAGTTTAATAGTTTCGAAGATTGCTTCTTCAAATGATTTGGTTTGCATTTCTTTGCGAAACGCCGCCCACTCGCGGATTCGCTCAGAAGTTTTTTGGTAATGCCAAAGCATTAATATAGATATCTAATAGAGTATTTCATTGTGGCATTACTGCCAGTTGATGTTGTTGTATAGTTAATTGTACTTGTGTTACTAGCAAATGTAACTGTTAATGCCACACCTGTTGATGAGTCTTCTGAGTAATCATCACTGTAACCAACACTAGTACCGTGTCCTATTTTTAATGTTCCTGTTCTATACGTTGTTCCACGAACAATACTATAATCAATAATAGCACCGTGTGTATATTTGCTGTCTGATAAAGTAATTCCTGTAGTAGCGGCCACTGCTGTGTTGTCAGTCAGTGTAACACTTAATCCTGCTTCTTGTCTATGCGCACCATAGGCTACAGAATTGTCAGCTATCATACCATAACTTGAAACGTTATCAATTTGTAGTCTAGGCTGGTTCAAATCATCAGCATCGTTACGTTCAAATTGATCTCCTATACTAAAATTACCTTCCGATACATAATATATAATAGGTGATGCCTCATTGCCTGCACCGTTGTATGCATTACCTACTTCGTAGAAGTAATTAAATGCTGAGACAACATGCTTAACAGTTCCGTATGCGTGTATTGCCATGTTAGCAATTCTATCAAAATAACTATTTGTTATCTTGAATCCTCTAGGTCCCTCATCTTGCGGTGAAATACCTGTAAGGCTTTCTCCTAACTTTACACCTTTATATAACTCGTCCCAATAACTATTTTGTATAACAATGTTTCTACAATTATAATCTATCTCAACACCGAAAGTGTTATTTGTGAAATAGCAGTTGTCAAAGGTAACGTGTTCTGTGGTCAATATTGCTGTTGACTCAACATGTACATCTGCTTTTGCATCTGTAACAACTGTAGGCAAAGTTAAATTTCCCTTAAACTTAACATCATCAAAGTGTATGTGTTGTGCTGAACTTATAAGACCTACGTGATTTGTAGTACTGTTCCAGAAAGTGCAACCGGATACTTCAATATACTGGGGTCTTGTAGCGGCGTTAGTTGCGATACCTGCGTCAACCTGCTGTAAACTATCTGCTAATTTGAATACGTAATCTTCGCCAGAGTCAGTTTGTTTAATAATGGTTGACTCTGCGCCCTCTCCTATAATTTTAGCATAAGTTGGGATTTTAACTACATCACCAGTAATCTTATAAACGCCTGCTGGAAAATAGAGAGCTCTACGAATCTCTTCATTAACTTCTCTACAGTATAACTGGTATAATGCTCTGTTAATAGCGGCTGTATCATCTGTGGTGCCGTCTCCGACTGCACCGAAATCTCTAACATTAACAAAGTCATCAAATTTACGTTGAAGGGTTCTTTCAACAGGTGAACTAGAACTTGTGCCTGTTGTTGCTGTGTAGCCAGCGGCTTCGCCTTTATATGTGTAAGACTGACTGGTGTTTAATAAATCACTAAATTCTGTAAGGATCTCTGTGTTGCCCAGTATAGGTGCACCTTCTTCGAGTGTACCATTACCAATGTATAGTTTTCTATTGTCTACTGACCAACCTAGTTCAGCCGCTGATAGTTGCGGTAGGTTGTCTGACGTACCACGTCTGTGTTGTATTCGGGATATTTGTAAAATCGCCACGTTTATAGTCCTTACTAATGTATTTTACTTATTTATTATAAAATTGCTCTACTCTATCCCACCATTTGTTCTTCCAGAACTCTAGCTCGTCACCTTCTATTTCAAATTGTTGATATTTAAAGTCCCTACTACACATCAAGATAACACCACGTTTAATCTCAGTGTTGTGTATTTTGTCGTGTGCTAAAATATACGCACTTAATTGTAGGAAGTAGTCCTCAATCCATTCACGTTTTTTAGGTTTATTCGTTTGCTTAAAGTCCAAGACAGCAGGCTCACCTTTAAACATACCCACGCAGTCCGTAGTACCTGCGTATAGTCCTGAGTAATATAAAGGTACTTCAACACCCCAACACTCATTCATGTCTTTTAAGCCAGTGTCAATTACTACACGAGCCATCTTGTCTGCTTGTTGTTGTATTAGGTTGCTACCTGGTGCTTCAAGTGTGCCTAAACAATACTCTTCCAGTTTCTTGTGCATCACTGTGCCAACATTGGCGGCTTCAGTAACAATCTGCTGAGCCTTTTCTTCGCCTACACGTTTTTTCCAGTTAAGTAGTGCCTGCATCTTTTCAGCAGGTTTGGTTTTGTCGAGAATAGTAGTAACAGATGGAACAGCATCACCTTCTGGTGTTTTGTAATGTCTTTTTCCGTCTATGTTTGTTCTACTGATCTTTTTGTATTCGTATCGTTCAGTTAGCATTGATTACCAGGTAATTTGCCAATAAAGCTCTGTACCTGTTGTTGATTTACGGACAATATCATATCCTAGTTTTTGGAAATGCGAGATGACTTCTGCCATCTGCTCGGTTTTTACTGCGTCAGTTGTTGTACCTTGCCAGGCAGTATAATATGCTTGCCCAGTTGAATCAGCGTTGGTCATTACACTACCAGTAATAGTAGTACCGTTAATAGTAACAGTAGTTGAACTTGTAGCAGTTGTAGTGAATACACCTGAACTAATTGCGCTTAGTACACGTTGTGTTAAGATTGCAATCTCGCCTGCAACTACTGCGTTGCCTTGCGACTGTTCACGTGCGTTTGCTGATGTAGGTAAAAATGCCATGCTAGTAATCCTTTAGTGTATTTATTTAAAAGTAACACTTTCCCCACATCCACAACTTGCGATTTCATTAGGATTTAGGAATACTAGTTTAGTGTTAAGTCCCTTAACTTGCATGTCAACTGTTGTGCCTGTAAGCCAATCTTCATGCTCGGGTTTCCAAGTATAAGTTATGTCGCCTTGTTTGCTAATCTTATACCCTTCTGGTATACTGTCAAGCCAGTCAATCTGATAACTGTAGCCTGTACAGCCTTCTTGTTTGAAACTTATTTGTAGTGTTTTGTTGTCGCCTACGTACTTGTAAAAGTGATCGTATGCTTTAGGTGTGAATGTAATCATGTATGTATTATAACAGATTACTGTCTACGATTCAATGCCCTTTTCGCCATTTGGTTAACTTTAACTTCTGGTGGCATATTACCTCCACCTGGTTGAAGTTCGGACATTCCGCCGTCGAGGTTTAGAGTAATCATGTTACCCTCTACGTTTTTAATTAGGTTTCTTATTGTTGGTTCATTAAACAGTTCTTGCATTGTTGCAGGGTCAAGGTGTGCGCCAGTATTCTGAACCATTTTAACAAGACTGTCTACTGTGATGTTTGGTTGTAGATTACGATCACTCGCTCTACCTTTTAAGAACTCAAGAACAGAAGCTAGTTTCGCAACTAGCTTCTTATCTTCATGCAACTCAGAAAAGCGCATTAGCGCATCTCTCTACCGACTGGTGCTTCCTCTTCTGGTTCCATTGCTGGCTCTTCAGCAGGCATATCCATTGCTGGTTCTTCAGCAGGTACGTCACCTGCCATTGCTGGTTCAGGACCTTCACCAGTTAATACTTTACTAGCATCATCTAATGCTTGCTTGGCAGCTTTCATAGCATCTAATAAACCCTGGATTGTAGCACTTGCACTACTAACATACTGTGTGCCTTTGCCTTCGCCCATTTGGTCATTGATACTGTCACCTAGTGGTGGTAAATCTTCATTAAGCATTTCGCCTAAGTCTTCTACCATACCTTGTAGTCTGTCAGTAATGTCTTTAGCGGCTAATAATGCTTCAGCAGTTTGAAGCTCGCCTTCTGTTACGATTACTGTATCGTCTAACCAATCAGTTAAACTTTCTTTAACCAATAATAACTCCATGTAACGTGGGTTCTTCTCAGCAGAGTGGAAAGAACTACTGTTACGGATTTTTGTTAATCCTGACTCAATAGTTTCTAGTAAGCCTTCTGCTTTTTGAACTGTCATCTTGTCAAAGTTGACAGCAAAGCCAAATCTGCTTTCCATAACTTTTGTTGTGTTCTTTTTCTTTAAGTCGTTAAGTTGCATTTTAAGAATTCCTAAATTTAATTGTATTTAGCCAGAAAGATTGTTTTCTTACATTCTTGTTCCGTGCGTTGTTTGAGTGGAAGTGCTTGTGTATACCTAGCATAATACAATAAGAACTTGTCCTCGTTGTTTTCCTTGAGGTACTTAGTTAGACGCTTTTTATAATGTTCCACATCATGACTATAATTCTCTAGTTGATGGTCTAGAATTACTATACTATTGCATCTGTCCATATTTGCTGTTTGATAAAAACTAGCATAACATACTGCATGTTTTTGCTTATAAAACGTTTGCTCGAAGCCGTTATGTACTCGTACAGTATAGTGTCCGTTTGCTGTTTTTCTTACCTGTAATTGTCCCACCATTAGGATATCTTTTCCCACAGACCAAATCAAAGTAGGGTCTTTGGTTAAGATCTCTGGTAAGTGTTTAGAGGTGAATTGCTTGAGTTTTTTGGCTGCTTGATGTTTCACTAGTCTAGGCTAATACTTTGATTATCAGTGCCAGAACAGCAGTAGATAGGACTCCTATTACGCCACCGGCAATAGTAATTATTCTATTATTGATAGAGCGAGTAATTTTGTTCATATCCTCTTTCATGCCCAAAACGTGGGAGGACAGACTGTCGACTCGTTTTTCAAGACTACATATATTTTTGTTCAATTCTTCGTACCTTTCGGCACATAAATCTACGTGAGCCTCGAGAGATTTCTTCTCGATTGTTTGGGACTTAATTGCCACTACTCTTATCTCCTAGTTAGAGTTAATGTAAAATCCATTGCCAAAATAGTCGAGCCTAAGTAGTGCCAGTGTGCCTAAAAATGCCTTAATTAATGTGCCATAATCGCAAGTATTTATAACCATTAACTACGTAATTTAAAGTATATGTTTATTCCTAACTGCAATGTTGGGACGTCTATCTCAAAAGTTTCATTTAGCCCTATTATAATAGGTATATTTTCTATATCTTCTTCTAGTGCGGCAAGAGGATTATCGCCTTTCTTGTAAACATCTCTTTGTTCAGCGTTGAAACTAAAACGCCAAACGTCATGTGTACCCTCTTTATTTTCAAAATCATATAATGATAAGTTTTGCTTTCTAAGACGTTTGGGGTCTTCTAGATAAATGGGCTGGGCACGTAGGCCTATAACTTGTATTAATGTTTCATAGTTACGTTGCTGATTACGGCTTTTACTCCAGGAATCTTCATCATTAATAATCTGCTCAGCGTCATCTAGAAACATAGGCATGTCTTCTTTGTAGTAGGCAACCACTCCTGTCCTACTTATATCCACAAGAGTATAACAATCTATTAGGCCAACTCCCTTGCCATCGCTAGTTGCTGAACTGTATCCGTGTGCTTTAATCATAACTAAATTTTCCTCGATATGGTTCAGGATCTTTATTAAACAAAGGGTTTATGTATTGAAAGTATCTGTCCCAGGTAACACAATCATTTAAGTTAGGATGCACAATAACATCTATAGAGGTATAACCTAAATGCATAGCGGCATCATATCTATTAGATCCCATTTTTATAGCCCATACTAGACCATCTTCATTTACTGTAGGGTCTTGTTTTGGAGAGCCCCAAAACTGTTTTGCAAATAGGTCTTCTGTAATTTTACATACTGCTAATGGATAGTACATGCCTTGATCTCTCATTGTGGGAAGTACTTTCCATTTGAAACGTTCGTTGGGATGCAGGAACAACGAACTTAATTTTTCCAATGGTACTTCTTGTATTCTCGAATCTCTATATAAACTTTGACAGTGCATAAAAAAAGGCACACAAAATGTATGCCTTTTTATTTATAGTGCTAAGTGTTACTTAACAGTAAATTATGATGTTGCTAATTTAAAGCCTGTATCTGTAACGTCTGTGCCTGAAACGTCAACGGTGTTTGCACCAACTGTTGTGCCTAATGCACGAATAGCTGTTTGCATTGCAGAAGATGTCCAGTTAGAACCAGCAACCATTACACTGATTTGACCGTTTGCATCACCTTCAACTTGGTATGCTAAAACTTCGCCACCGTAGTTGACGTCAGAAACCGTAGCTGACTGGATTGTTTGTAAGATTTTAGAAACTGCTTCGTTAGGATCTAATTCGTTACGTAGGTCGATGTTACCTGCGCCGGCTGAACCAGATGCATTGTAAACTGTGATACCAAAAAACTTACAACTTCTACCAACATTAACTACTAATTCGTCTGCAGAGATCGCTCCGTCACCTGCACTGCCTCTGTCAACGTTGACAACACCAAATGCGTCACCGTGTACTCTTGTTACGTCTGCCATTTTAAAACTCCTTAAATTTTATTGCCAGTATTATTACTGACTTAATGTTATTTATTTCAATTCTTTAAATTTTGACCAATATACATCAATATATGGGGTGTCGGCCCTTACATTACGTCTAAGATTAACAATAGCAGTTTTCTTTACTGTATCGCTGTAAGTGTCCCAATAACTTACTAATCTACGTACATTTTTAAGATCGCCATCTGTTATTTTTAGATAGTCTTCTAGTTTTACAAATAATTCTCTATCTCGTTGAATGTACCTATGTCCCTCAATTATATCACGCAGGTACCTTTTTATACCGAACTCAGGAGCACTCACTGTATGGTCTACATCCAAGTATTCTTCTAAGTCTTTTTGATTGTTTATTGCGGATATAAGATTATACATATCGGTCATAGCAGGCTTCATACCTGGAAAACCCGCATACCGATATGTATCATTAGCGTATTGTTTTGCATACTTCTCATCATAATGCCTAATAATCTCAAGCATTAATATAATTTGATATAGCATGTGTCCTAGGTCACGTGCCGACATCCCCCTGAAGTCACGTGCGTACCTAAAGATTCTGCTTTCATTTAGTTCTTGAATAAAGTCAAACAACGCCCATCCCCTCTGCTACCTTGTTAAAAACGGTCTGAGCTAACTTACCTTCTAAACCAGTAAGTTGTTGGAACTTATCCATGTCCTTGGCTTGTACTGCTCCTCGGACATCTGTCGCTCTCACATCGCCCTTGTCAGTGTTGGCAAAGCCTACTACGTCTTTAAATTTGTAGTAACCGTGTCTTGCTTCAACACCGTTAAACTTTTTAAAGCCACCAACAAAGTCGTTGATTCTTTCTGGATCCCCTACAAAAACAAGAGTAATGTTCTCTGCTTCTTTGGGATCGTATTTTTTATATATTGCTACAATAGCATCGTATGCTGTCCTAATACTAGGATCAGCTAGTATGTTGTCACTATATGCAGGAAATACCTGCTTTAATATAGCAACTTTGTCTGCATACTGTAATGGATTCTTTTTAGGATCGTGTGTTTGTCCTGTGCCAATCCAAAAACCATAGTTGCCTATAGATTCAAGTTTCTTAAACACCTCTGCGTGTCCTAGGTGCGGTGGCTGAAACCTACCCCAACTAAAGGCTACACGTTGTTCTGGTGCTTCTTGTAAAAACTCTTTTGCTCTCATAGTACTACTTATCTTTAGGAGACCAGTTAGGTTGGTCAATCATTTTAACAAACTGTCCTGGTAAGTCTGATTTAAACTCCTTACCTGGATGTGCTTGCACATAACCTTCCGGCTTGGTCTGTCTGATATCTCCGTGTTTTGCAGAACCCAGTTGCTGTAATACCTGGTTCTTTTGTCCTGTAATCATTTCAACTGCACTTAGTGTAGCATCTAATCCAGGATGATTTAATATTTTCTCTGCTTGTCCTGCACTTAAATTTTTCTCTACCCAGTCTGTAAAGCCTTTTTTAGCACCAGGTACTCTTAGTGTTTGGTTGTAGAACTTGTATAGCACATCGCCTGGTCTCTTTAAGCCAGGCTGTCCACCAATAAAGTCATCTATTTTACTGGCATTACTGCTAATATAACGCTCTACAATGTTTAAGCCTTTGTCATCTAGTTTAGGCTTTGCTTCTGTATATGTTGTACCCTGTACAATAACATCTGGTGTGCTTAGTTTTTCTATACCGTCTAGTCTGCTTTCAGGTGCATTAATGTCTTCATAGTAACCTGTTACTGCTACCATAACTTTGGCACCAGCAATACGTTTGCCTAAGTTGCTGTCAGCAGGAATATGAAACTGTGTAATGTTGGGTTTAAATTCGTATTCGTTTGTTTTGGGATTCAGTTTTGCGGGCTCACCAGGATAAAATAGTAATCCACCTTCTACTAGTCCTTTTTTAGGACTTGCTTTACGTAGTAGTGGCCATAAGTTACCCATGTCTTGAGCAAATGCCATTCTAGCATCTTCTTGCCCTGGTTGTGGTTTACCAGTACCTGCTACAAAATCATTTACATCCTGCGGTCCTGTTGCCAGTGTAGGAATACCTGCACCAACTTCTCTCACACCACGCTTTAGGTATGCAAGAGCATTCTTCATCAAGACCGTAAATTTACCGTCAACCTCTCCCCAGTAAAGTACAGGACTACCGTCCCACTTAAGTTCTATGCCACCAGACTCTTGCATGTCACGTAGACGCTCAACAGCATGTAGTCCACCACGACTGCCGTTAGTGAATACTAGATCTTCAATGTGTTGATATTTTCTGCCTACTGTAGGTTCTGCCATTTTTGAGTCCACTCTGTTGCCATGTATTTGTTCTTAATTGCATCGTACTTTTTAGGATATGGTTCTAATGCTTTTAGTAACTTTGTTGGGTTACCCATGTCATCTGCTGTGGCACTAGGACCAATAATAATCTTTGCTATCTCGTCTTTGTTGTTAGTGACTAGTTCTTTTGTTTCTCTGTTAACTAGTCCTTTGTATGGACTCATCATTAAACTTTCTGCTTCGGGAGTCGCACTCATGTTTGCTAGGTCTGCCCACATAGCATGTAGTGTGCCACCTTTCATTTGTGAGTCTGTGTAATCATGTGTGTGCAATGGCTGTGCCGCTTTTGCGTTTTCAACTGCCATTAAATCTACTTGTGCAACACCGCCCTCACCATTAGGGATACCAACGTGTACACTAACTCCTGTACGTTTGGCTTCTAGACCCATGCTTTGGAAATGTTTTTCTAGTGCCTGTCTTGCTAGTTTTAATTCATCTACAGGAAACACATCTAGTAGTTGTCCAGCATCAATAAGAACATCCACATCACTGCTGACTTCTTTCTTGCCTGCTGAACCAATAGGGTACATATCTATACCCAGTGGTAAAGCCTTTTGTAAGTTTTTCTTAACAGCGTCGAAGTTTTTAAGTGTTATTGGTTCCGCTGAAGGTATTGCCTTACCGCCCTCAGTTATCATTTTTGGAATCCTGTTACTAGATCATCTAACTTGTTATTTGGATTAATATATGCTTTGAAATCATTACTCCACCAACCTGCTGGGGTAAGATCGAATGTAACGTAACCTGTTAGTCCTGAGCCCTCACGTCCAATTGCTTTTTGCCAGTCCTTCATAGGAATCTGTACACTAGTTTGGAAGTTCATGTGATGAGGAGGTCTAGATTTAATAAATCTTGTACTAGGGTCTTCTTTATCAAACTTGTGTGGATCAACGTAAACGTCTACACTGTCTATGTAACGACGTTCATCATCAGTTATTCTGCCGCTTTGTAGTTCGCCCTGTTGTTTAAGGTATTCTATCTTAGTGTTAATGTTTTCATTAGGATCGTTAACAGGACCTTGTTTTTGGGGTTTAACCTTTTTAACTTGTTCTTGGTCTGTGGTCTTTTTAACAGTAGCACCAGGCGTTGTGTCTATCCCTAATTTTTTACCTAAGTCCTCAAGGTCTTTAATAGCGTTGCGGGCTTGTTTATTTTGGGTATCCTTTTCGACCTGACTGGGAGACTTACCTGCTAGGCCACCTAAAAACTGTGTCCACATACCTGCTTCGAATAACTCTTTTACTTTCACTACCTACCCCTTATTCTGGTCTTCTACTAGAGCCTGGTCTCACCACGGCAGGACCGCCTTTATTCATGTTATTTGCGATAAATGCGTTCAGTTGGCCTGAGCTGGCTAACCTGCTATACTCAGCTACTGATATCCCTAACTCTGCCGCTTTTTTTTCAACAGCCTTTTTCCGTTTTTTTGCATCCTCTGCCTTCTTTTTCTCTTTATCCTTTTCTGCCTTCTGTATTCTTTTTTCTTTCTCATCCTGCATGTTGTATGCGACTTGGCTAGCAGACTTTCCTGCCATTCCACCTGTTGCCTGTCTTACTAACTCAGATGTTGTAGCCTTGTTATATCCACTTTTAATGGCAGAACCGGCACTTTTTAATCCACTTGCTATACTACCGAGAATACCTTCTGTAACTACCTCATTAATCTTCACGTCGAACTCTCCTAATACCTCGAGTAAACTTTTCAGGTTCGCCTGTACGTATGCTGTTCAACAAACGCTTTTCTAAGTTAGCGGCTGTGTCAGCATCATAGTTTTGACGGATATGCTCTAAGAGGTTAATAGCACTCTTAATAACGTTATTAGCTCTGCTTTCTATTAGGCTATTATTGTCACGTTTTGTGACGAAAGTGTCTAATTCGTCTAATAAACTTCTTGTTTTCTTTTGCACCGTTTACTCCAGGATTAAGTATATTTATAGTATTTGTTACCTTTATGGCAAGACTAAAAATCAGACTATCTAACGAATCAGGCTCCCATTACAACATCTATTTTAACATATTTCATACCGAAATAGCAAGTAAATGGTTAGCCGAATTGCAAAAAACACTAGATATGGGCACTCAATTAGACGACCCAGAGCGTATGTATGGATTTAAAGGTTCAAAATATACAAAGTCTTACGTCATTAACACTATAAATGGGTTTGTGGATACCATAAATCAGTATAAACCCGTATGCGAAAGGCGTCTGTCAGACAATTATACACAGGATGACCTCAACTACTTACATAATATATTTGAACGCTATCATGGGCTCTATGACACCCAAGACAGCAACGAATTTTACACAAACGCACCCAAGGAAGTACAGTATGCCTTAGGGCAACTTAACATATACATACATAGGCTAGAGAGTATTCAGGGATATGCTAGAATGGTATGCACATTTAGTAGTGATGGTAGACCCAGAATACCGTTTGCTCCTGAGGACTACAAACATTTTACCATACAGGAAGTATGGGGAGGCTTGTATATAAATTACTGTGAAATAGGCAAGACTTTGGTGGATATGTACAGGGATAATGACGAACACATTGGCAACGAAGCATTTATTCCGCAACGATACTTTAAAAGCGACTTCAATGTAAAGTTTACACACCATACTCCTGAAGAGTATGCCGAGCTAGAACAAAATGTAATTAGGTATTACGAGAAACACCTAGACAAATTTGTTTCTCTAGGACACACTGACCCTAAATTTGCACTAGGGTCTATTCAGGTAGGACAAATAAGTTTCCCCGATGATGCCGACAAAAAAGTTTTTGAAGATTTATACTTGTCGGATTATACGTTTATCGATAGTTTACATATAGACTACGCCTAATATTACCTGGCGTCATCATACCGTGCCAACTATGCGCACTATTCTTTAAGATGTATCCTGTGTTTTTCTTAAAAGGCACTTTATATATTATGTCACCATTAGGACCATTATACATACAGGTACCACACTCAGGATCTGCATCATTAAGATAAATCTGTAACGCGAAGTTGATGTTGTTGTTATCGACGTGAGGTGCTATAGTATACTCAGCACTGTCTTCCCACATATTACTATGCTGAAATTCTACATGTTCGTTAAACATACCACGTATAACTGGTGTGAGTTGTTGGAATATAAAATGCATCTGTCTGTAAGGACTAGCATCAGATTGATCCCAATGTACTGCACGTCTAGGCCACGATTCTTGAAGGTCTACATTTTCCCACTTGTCGTTACTATCTAAGAAATAGTTAATAGTATTAAGTATGTTTGGAGGGAGAACATCATCTATCTGCCAACAGAAGTCACATACCTGTTGGCGATTGTGTATAGAATTAGCAATCCATTTTGCAGTAAATTGTAAATCTGCAAACTGGTTTAGGACGGTTTCGTTAGTTCCCATATTGTTTTTAACTGAATAAGAACATCCCGTAGAGTAGGGTTGTCTTTAGCATAATGCATCATGTTATTAAAGTCTTTGATATCAATATACCACTCTGGCAACTCCTTGTACTTGACAAGTTTGCGTCCTGTTTTGCCAGGGTGTCTTTCGTACACTGTCTGGCCACCGTCTGGAGATTCAAATATTACCAATTCTCTATATAATATATCAAAACTATCGTCACTCAACTTTCTTCAGCCCAGCCAACATAGACTTGAGCTTAGAACTATCGACTTGAGCATTTACCTTGGGTTGTTCTGTCGTTGTCGTTGATTTTGTTTTTATTTGATCCATAATACTTGACTGTGGTTTGTTGGCTTGCTCATCCTCACCTGCATCGATAATTCTTAGCGTCTCCATGTTGTACTCTAAATCAATCTTTTGTCCAACACCACTAGAACTACGAGTTTTCATCAACTGTATCTGGTATCTACCACGTTCACGCATTGCCCTAGACGTAAAGATTCCAAAAACGTTATCAGCAGTATTTATTTTACTTAAACCACCTGCGATATGGCTATGATCAAATTCTATTTCTTCCACCGCCGCTCTGTTTAACTGCGACGCTGTTACCATTAGTATGTTAAATTCTTTTGCTAGGTTACGTAATTCTTCCGACACATACTTGTCTTTAACAAACAAGTCATTCGGTGATACTTTAGCACTAACTGGCATAACCAAGTCCAAGTAGTCTACCATGATAAAGTCTAACTTCATGCCTGTCTGTACTTGTAGTTCTTTTAAGTATGCTCTAATCTGATTAACATTGCTCTGTGCTGGCATATACTTAATACGCAACTTACCAGACTTCTTGCCTACCATTTTGACTTTCATCTCCACAGTATCAATGTCTTTAAATATTTCTCTTGTGCTTACGTTAGCCAACATGCTGTCAATACGCATAGCACATAAACCTTCACTAAGTTCTAGTGTTAAGTACACACCATTCAATCCTGCTGTGGCAAAGTTTACTGACAAGTTTTGCATAAACAAACTCTTACCACTACCAGATCCACCAGCAAAAATGTTTAGTTCGCCTCTGTTGAAACCACCAAATAGTTTCTTGTCTAGTGTGGGCCAACCTGTGCTTATCTGTCCGTTGTTGTCTTTCAATGCTGTTAGTCTTGCTTTAGGATCATCAAAGTAGTCTGTACCTAAGTCTTTTGTAAGACTAATTTGTACTGCGTCCTTAATTAACTTTTCTACTGGATCATAGTTCCCTTTTTCCAAGTAGTCAGCCGCTTTTAAAATAGCACGTTCTAGTTCACCTTTACGACTGAATCCTTCAAACTCTTCCAGGAACCAGTCATGCTGTGCTTCGTCTATATCCTCTACTAACTTTAATGCTACACCAGATGTTGCTTTAACTTGGTCAGCGTTAGGCAACGCTTTATGTTTGTCTGCATACTCCTGTATAAACCTTGCGGTGTCTTGTAGACTACGATCAAAGTTTTTAGGATTATATATGTTACCTACACGCACAAACATCTGTGCATCTGACATCATCATTTCTAAAAATAGTTTTTGTAAATCTGGACTGTAATCTTTCATAGTTTGGGACACTTATATGTACATACGTTAGGTTTAGACGTTTCAATATTATTGAAGAAGTCAATAGTTGAGTTAGAATTTAATACTTTGCTTATAGTAGTTTTACTTATATCGTATAGGTCTTTATTCTTATAAAAATCTGTCTTGTAGTAAAAGTTATGATTGGGTACATGACAGCATGGTGCATAGTATCCTGTAGATGTGATAAAATGTTCTACATTGGATGTTTTACATCTGGGATCTATATCTCTTTGTTTATTCGTATGCCATGTTATCTCTTGGTGGTCAGCATTGCTAGGACGCAGACTATCACTTTCATCTGACCAACGACTACTATTAATAACTAAAAATTCATCGAAACCAAGGTCTTTACTAAACTGTTTAACTTCGTCTATATCAGCTTCATTAAATGAGAAAGGTATAAACTGCCATACCATTGTAACGTTACCTCTACATACATCTATACCTACTTTTATACTATTCCAATCTGCGTTAATACGATAAGTTGTAAATGTGTTGGGCAATCCATCAATAGCAAATACTATACGATCATTTACATCCATATGAGATACTAATTCTTCCCACCAGACTTTGGTTTTATAACTTCCGTTGGTGTGTAGACTAATACTAGCACCTGATTGCTTGAGCCATGCCACCATTTCTATAAGTTTATCATAATAAATGGCGTCTCCATAGTCACCACAAATAATAACTTCAAGTCCATCTAGATTTATGTCTAGAAAACTTTTGAAATGTTCTAAGTTTAACTGTTTATTTTTCCAGGCAGATGGAAACTTATTAATAAACTCTGTTCTTGCACACTTAGGACATTTTAGTGTACACATATTTGTTGGTTCTATAGTTAAGCCTTTTATACTACCAATCATATTAGACATCACTTAATTGCTTTACGCATAAGATTAATTTTAAGTTTACTAGCCTGCGCATTATCTAAAATATTTTTTACAACAAACAACTTACCATACTTTTGTACTGCTTCGCCTATATCTTTACAGGTTTCTGACCAAGTAGGAAAACTTACTTCCCAGTCATATATAATAGCGTCCTGTATCATACGTTGTCCTGACTTATCAAAGTCTGGCACAACAATAACACGTTTGCCTAAACGCTCTATAATTTCTGCCTGTGTTTCATTTATATTATTACTTAATATAGCAACACCGTCAACTGCCATGGCATCAAAGGGACCTTCACATACTATGACAAACTTTGCGTCCTTGGGTTGCATGTCTGTGTTAAAAACATAATTGCTGTCATAACTGCTAAAGTACTTGGGTTTAATATGGTTATCCAAAGCTCTAGCAGTATATCCTATTGTTTTACCCTGCCATGTAAATGGAATAACAACACGCCTATCCATATTCATATTACGACTAGTACTATAAAATATTGGATAACGTTCTATGTTTATTTTACGTTCTACTGCGTAACAAACCACATCTCTGAAGTTTTGTGTTGTTTCGTACCTGGGGTCTAGTGCCATCATTGTAGCGACTTGTGTTATGTCTGCGCTTTCCTCAGGCAATGGCTTTGGTTCGAACTCTATCTTTTCCTGTTGCTGTTCTATTTCTTCAACAGCATCGCCAAGTTCTTCTCTGATACGCATGGCTTCAAACACCAAACGCTGTGTGTCATTTTGCTGTACGCCAAACCAAGATAGTAGCCTACGAAACTTAAAGTTAAAGTGCCAGCCTGGTCGCCAAGTTGCTTTAAAGTTACAGTTAAAACAATGATAACTTACAGATCCATCTGCGGCATTTATAACGCCGCCCCTACCCCTTGTGTCTGGACTATGCCCACGATGTGTACAACATGGAGCATTAAAACTTGTCCAGCCACTTGGAGTGGTTTTGCGTTTTGCTGGTAAGTTGTCTAGTAGTGTTTGTTGTATGGCGTTCACTATATAAGTTTACGCTCTTTCATAAAATTTATCAAGTGTTTTGCTATTAATTTATGTCCAAGTTCGTTAGGATGTCCTGTGTTAGGTTCGTACCATACCTTATGTCCATTCATAGCTTCTATGGTCATTATCTCATTCTGAGTCCATCTATAACAGTTTGGATTATCAATCAGGATAGTCTCTCCTGCACGGTGTCGTGTGGTTTCTGGATTGAACCTGAAAACTGGAGTATAGATGTATCTTATTCCTAGACTTTCACATATATGTTTAGTAGTTAACGTAAAGTCTAGAACTGTCCAATTATGCAGTTCATCGCAGTCGCTGGTAACAAGATGTAGTTTCCAGATTTCTTCAAGATTGGTTACGCCATGTGCCCAGCTTGAATGTCTCCAATACTTTTCTTTATTATCGAAGAAACTAAATCTAGAGGATTCAGTAACTCCAAATATGACTAGTGTTTCCCTCAGTTCGTCAACACCGCTATACAATCCGCCTTTATCCTTAATCCACTCCAAAAAGTTGTAGCGCATTCCTGGTATACTGTTACCAGCTTCAGAATAGTTTTCTACTTCACAGTCTAGTTGTTGTCCCAACAAGGTTAGATAACAGTGTGCTTCTCGGTATTCAACATTTCTATGGTAGCGTTGACCAAATTCTGCGTCTTGTCGTTCTAGACCCTGAGCTAATGTTTCTTCTAATAAGGTCGGTTCAACTATATCAGACCCGAACATCCATGAATCGCCAAACCCTACAATCTTCTTTATAGACACATTACCCCCTATAAAGAATTTTGGTTATGCTCCCTGATGAAGATACTTCTGAAAATCTAACAGCTCTATAGTTACCTGTCCAAGTTGTGTACTCTACGTTGCTTGAAGCAGTATATGACTTTGTTTGAATAGTAAAGTAATTTGCTGATGAGTAGTTTGGTGTATCATCTAATGTACCTTCTACTAAGATGTCACCTGTGAAGCCATTCAAGTAAAATGCCGCTGTGTGTAACTTACTGCCTTGGTTAGTGCTCTTATCACTAATAACATAAGTTGTAGACATAGTGCTAGAATTAATAGTAAGTTCTGTTGATGCTGTAAATGTTGGGTAATGTCCATCTAGTACTTGTAATGTGCCACGCACACCATAATTGTCGTCAGCGTATGCAATTTCGTCTGTGCCTTCACCGTCAGTAACTGCAACCGTGTAGTTATAATAAGTGGCAGGCAAATCTAACAAGTCGTTGTCGTCAAGTGTTACAAGTGCCTGCCCTTTAGCGGCGTTATGAATACTAGCAGTAGTTGTGCTATAAACTGTATTAGTCTGTGGATTAAGAATGTTTAATTTGATGGTACGACTGCTAATGTTAATTGGTTTCTGATCTTGATTCTTAACTTCTATTAAGAATTTATTTGCTACTCCTCGGTAGGCTTTTATATCTCTATTATACACGCTCACGGTCCTTCTGTTGGTTTCCAAAAGTTCAACAATTTGGCAAGGTATTTTTTGCCTATATAAATATTGGGTAATTAATTGCATATTGTATTTATTGTGTCAGACCAAGATTTTAAACAACTATTAGACCAATATCCTTTCCTAAGTTACGTTGTCTATGGCGGCAATGATTACATAGGAATCATACAAAACCACGATGAACTAATCACTGCTATTTACGACTATAGTTCAGTTAACACTAAAGAAGAGCGTATTAAGTTTCTAGAGCTGGCAGATACATGGTGGTGGGAATCTAATAGAATGATACCTATCAATATATTCCTTAAACAAGACTGGTTCAGATTTAAATCAGTTTTAAGAACATTCAACAGTAAAGATGTGATATTAAAATATGGGCCACATCTTAGTCTCAGAGACCTAAGCAAAAAACGTACTAAACGTAGAGCTATTACGCTAGTTCGAAAGATGAACTAAATTCATGTGTACTACAACTAAGTAGGCATAACTTGTAGCATGACTTTTCTTAAAGTAGTAACTTCCATCTGAAGGCTTTGTCCATACTTCATGATTAATAGTAGCCCAGTCTTTGTTTAACAAGTAACGTTTACTAGGACGTATTATAGCAAGTACAGCCGCCATTTCATCTACAGTTTTGGGTTGTAGTTTTTTGACAATGTCATAATGATTACCA